GCTGATCCAGAGCAGCCCGTTGGACGCGGAGTTGAAGTACCACATCCACGGGCTCTGGCCACCGAGCGAAAGGTTGCCGAAGCGCCGTCCCCACTGCTGCACCTGGTCGTCCTGCGCGTCGACCATGATGTCGATGAGACGGTTCGACACGGTGCGGCTCGTTTTGTAGTTGATCGCGCTGCCGCTGCTCTCCAGCCCGCGGATGTAACGCAGGTAAGCATAGCGGAAGCGGTCGCTGGTGCCGGTGCCGATGTCGTAGGTTGCGTCCGCGCTCGGGTTCAGGGTCCCGTAGCAGTAGATGTTGTTCAGGTAGGCGTCGAAGCGGTTGGTCGCGTTCCCGATGTCGACGCCGTTGCTGCCCGCGAGCAGCGTGTTGCCGAACGTGAAGGTCCCGGTGATCTCCGCGTTGGTGTAGAAGGTCGCGTCGCCATCGACGGTGAGGTCTGTACCAACGTCGATGTACGTGGCGCTGACGTAACCAGCGTAGACGTTCTGCCACTTCAAGCTGGAGCTGCCGAGGTCCCTCGTTCCGGTTGCGTTCGGCAGCAGGTCGCCGTTGACGCGCGCCGTTGCGTCCATTGAGAGGTTGCCGGACAGCGTGATGCCGCCAGCGAAGAGGTCCCAGCGGTGCGTCAGGTCACCAAGGTCCTGCCCAGCAGCATCGGCCGGCTTGACGGTGTGCCCGGACGCAACGGTCGTGTTGCCATCGATGCTGACGGTCCCGAGGAACGCATCCCAGCGGTGCGATGCGTCGCCGAGGTCCTGCCCGGTCGCATCGCTCGGGAGGATGTTGTCGCCGGTGTCCATCGTGAGGTCGCCGGTGATGACAGCGCCGCCTGCCGTGACCTCCAGTCCACCACCGACAGAGAGGTTGCCTGCGATGTCGAGCGCCTGCCCGTAGAGGTCCCAGCGGTGGGTTGCATCGCCGAGGTCCTGACCGCTTGCGTCTTCCGGGAGCACCTTGCTGCCCGAGCGAACGGTCACGTCACCGCTCACCGTGAGCGTAGAGCCGAGGGCGACAGCGCCAGTTGCGTCGATGCCGCCAGCGCCAACGTGCAGCGATGCCCAGCGGTTCGACGCGTCGCCGAGCACTTCGGTGCCAGCAGACGGCTTGAGGCTCTCCTCGATGAGCCCGCTCGCGTCGCGGTCGATGATCAGGTTGTCGATGTCATCGAAGGTGTCCTGGACGTGCTGCGATGCGTTGTCCAGCTTGGTCCACCCGGAGGTGTCCACGGAGATCAGGTCGCCGGTCGCGAGCACCAGGACGTTCTTCCGTGTCTCGTCGATGTTCGCCGTGGTGATCGTGGTCTGCCCGTAGGTCAGCTCGATGTCCGCGACGAGGATAGCGTCGGTCGGAGGGTCGGGCTTGACGTGGCCGCCGCCGCTCGCTGCGACGCCGGACACGATGCGTAGCTCGTAGCTCTCCGCCTGAACCCAGTAGACCACGTTCCCGTTGCCGTCGACGCGCTGGTCAGACAGCGAGCGGTCGAAGCGCGCGTGGATGGAGATCCAGCGGCTCTCGCCGACGCTGGTCGGGACCGTCGGGTTGTTGAGGTAGTCGACGGAGCAGTCGATGACCTGCGCGGTCCCGATCTGCACACGCTTGCCGTCCTGGGTGTAGCCGTTGAACGGTCCGCTCATGTCGACGTAGAGCCCGGTGACCGGAGACTGCTCCGTGATGTCGCCGCCCGTCGCGATGCCGAACACACCCAGGTCCTTCGCGAAGTTCCAGATGGCAAGCTCTGGACCGTCGAACGCGGCGCGCATCTCGTCGTCGGTCACGCGCTGCTTGAAGTAGAAATAGTTGCGATCAGCCATCGCGTCCTCCTATTCGTGCAGGTAGGTGTCAACACCCATCTGCGAAAGCCCGATCTCCCACGGGTCGTAGACCGTCGCATCGCTCGGGTCCTTGATGACGTAGTGTTCGTGGGCGCACTTCACCTCCTCGATGATGAGCGCCAGGGTTCGCCGCTGGTCCGTAGTGAGTACCACACCGGAGTAGACCTCGAAGGTGTAAAGCTCTGGCGTACCAGCGGAGGGGCCGATGACCGAGTCGATGCCGAGCCCGATCTCGCTGCCCGAAACGTCCTCGACGGAGATGTCCTCGAGGACCCACACTTCTTCGTTGCCGTTGTAGGCGGTGACGGTGACGGTGATGCCCATGAAGAACCGCGCCATGTTCACGATGGCGTCCTCGGTTCCGCGCTGCGCGTAGCTCGGGATGAGCAGGTCGATGAGCTTGCGCTTCTGGGTCAGCGTCATATCGAAGTCAAACGGGTTCCCGAGGTCCGCGAGCTGCGCGTCGCAGAAGCTCTCTGGCATCCGGTCAACATCCCAGAGGTCGTCGAAGTTGTCGATCTCCCAGAGCTTCACATCGACAACGTCCTGCCACACCGAGCACATCCGTTCGAGGTCACCGTGGATGTCGCCCTCGCGGTCCTTCTCAGAAAGCAGGTCGTACCAGATCGAGAAGCGGCGCGTCGAAGGCCAGTTGGTAGGAACCCAGGCCGTGAACTCCGCGGAGCGATAGTCGTCGTCCAGCAGATTGGCGTTCGCCGCCGCATCGGCGATATCGTCGCAGGTGAGCTGGTAGGTCTTGCCAAAGCTCAACACGATGTCCGTGGTGATGTCGAACGTCGTGGACGAAACCTCCGCAACGGAAGACGCCGCAACCCAGACGCCTGCATCGCGGTCGTTGGCAGGCACGAACGCGAAAGCGTAGTTGTTCGGGTTGAGCGCATCGTTGGTCCCGCTCGCGCTGGTGCGCAGCATCGCCTCGTCGAAGACCACACGAATCTTCTTCGCTCCGATGGCGGTCACGGAGACCAGCTTCGGCTTGGTGATGTCCTCGACGGTGAAGGAGTAGCTCTCGGTCAGCGCGTAAGCGGAGTCGAGGGTGCGCGACGTGACCTGGACCTCAATGACCTGCTCGCTCAACCAGTCGGCGTCGTGAACGATGGTCAGCCGATAGTCGTGCGGCGAGAGGGGGTCGGCGGACGAGCCGGTGAACCCTGGCTGCCAAACGCCGTTGAGCATCGCCTGAGAGCCACCGATGACGACGCTAGTCGCGTCGATGTCCACGCCGGACAAGTGGGTCGAGATGATCTCAACGATGGCAGCCTGGCTGACGCCGACGTTGGTGTTGCCGTCCTCCGGGTAGGCGTTCGCCAGGAAGATGCCGTCAGCGTCGGTCGTCTTGAAGTCGTCGAACCAGAGGGCTGGGAGCTTGATCTTGCTCATGGCGTCTTTGCCTCCAGCCGCAGCACGATGGGCCGGTCGCCCTCAAGGTGCGACACGTTGATGGTGCGCTTCACGTACTCGCGGGTCTCGCCGTGAGGGATCTGCTCGCTCCAAAGCTCGACGCCCGACACCAGGAACGCCGCGCGAAAGTCGATGCCGGTGCTCGTGGTGTTGCGCAGCTTCATCGCGAAGGTGATGGTCTTGATGTCCGTGAGGTCGACGGTCTGCTCCACGCCGAATCGGTCGCCGGGAACAACGTCCTCCTCGGCGTCGGGGTTCTCCGCGCCAACCAGAAAGCACCAGTCCCCGTCGGGAGGGGTCCACCCGGTGGGCTGGATGCGGCCGGCGCGACGGCCAGCGATGAGGGTTCCTTCAGCCATCAGTTCTGCCTGAACGCCTCGTAGTGGTCCACGAAGGCATATCGTCCAACGCCGCCGCTGTAGTAGCCGAAGCCGCAGTAGCCAGAGAGATACGGAGCGCTTCCGCTGTTGATGCCGAGCGAGTCGTCAACGAAGTTCTCCAGGCCAGGCACCGCGGTCCACACCGGGCTGTCAACCTGGTTGGTGTCGAGGTCGTTCTGGAACACCTGCAGGTTCACGTCGCCGCTCGGCTGCACGATGATATCGAGCCGGACGTGAAGCCACTGGTCGACCTGGTATGCCCCGGTCGATTGAACGATGGCCTGCGCAAGCGGGAGGCCGCTCGATGGCGCTCCCTTCACGATGATCAGGCGCGCGGGGCTCTCGTCCTGAGCCAGCCCCAACAGATAGCCCACGTGGCCAACGTCCGCGCCAGCAAGGCAGCCGAAAAGCATGGGTGTACAGTTGGTCCCAGCGAGCCGCTTCATGGCGACACGGAACGAGCCACCGCGAACCGTCGGGGCGAAGTCCACGTTGTTGTAGTAGAGCCCGACGCCGCCGTTGCCGCTCTGCAGGGTGTGCCAGCCGTAGACCCAGCTGCCGCCGCCGTTGGGCACCGTGAACCCGTTGCTCACGCCGCGGTCGACAAGCGCCGTCGCGAGGGAGCCCGGGAACTCGGTGAAGTCGCTTTGAGCCATGATAGCCTCCTACTAGGTCCCCAGCTTGTCCCAGCGCATCTGCGCATAGGGGGTGCCGGAGGTGTACGTTACGGTGTAGACGCGGAGCTGGCTGTAGCCTGGGTCCACGCCGACAGTGACCGGCATCGGGTTGTCGACTTCGCCGATGTTGAGCCACTGGCCTGTTTCGTTGCGCCGAGCTTCCAGGCGGAGCGTCGCGGTGAAGGTCCCGCTGAAAACAACGCGAGCGCCATGCGATGGGTCGATATTGAACGGGTCGCCAGCCCCAACGCTTGTCTTGACGTCCATGTTGATCACGGCCTCGAAGGAGTCGAAGTCCTCGGTGCCGGCGTTGACAACAAACAACCCAGCCGTGATGTCGCCAGGGTCAAACGACGGCAGCCAGCCGTTGTTGCCCCAGTCGCTCTCGAAGTCGAAGCCGTCGAACTTCGCTGGGAGCGGAACAGCGTAGATGTTCGTCGGCGACAAAGTGAAGTCCTCGTAAGCGCTGTAGAACCCAGGGCCGGTGTTGCTCGACCACGTGAAGTGCATGTTGCAGAGGGCGGTCAGGAAGGCAGCAACCTTCCACGCCTTGTCCTGGGTGTCGATGACCAAGAGGTCGTTGTCGCCGAGCCACTTCTCGATGCTCGTCTTCTGGTCTTCGCGGTGGTAGGCGAGAGCGCCATCCACGATGTGGTCCCAGACCTTGTTGTTCCACATGTGCTCGGCCAGCGCGATTGCGCTCGCGAGGTCCGTGGCATCCGGCGCGGTGACCAGGTTGACGGTGTCCGCGGTGCCGCCGTGAACGTCGGCCTTCCCAAGGTGGGTGTTCCACACCAGCTTGATCTCGTTCAGCCTGGTGATAGTCTCGGTCAGGTTGCCGAACGTCGGCCAGGTTTCCGTGATGAGCGATGCGGTGTCCGCGATGGCATGGCGCGACCACCACTCCTCTTCAAAGCCGTCGGCGGTGTCGCCGCCAGCGTTGAACTCGCCCTGCGGGAGCGTGCTCATGTCGAACTCGTCGATGGCGTCCTGGTTGCCGAGCCCCCAGTCCTGATGGAAGCCCTCGTAAGTAGTCTCCCGAGGCCACGCGCCAAAGGTGCCCTGCGTCAGGTCGGTGCCCTCGTCGAACTCAGAGATGAAGTCCTGGTTGTCGTACCAGCCGCCCTCGAACCCTTCGACCCAGCGGTTCGGGCCGACGAAGGTCGCGGCCTCGAAGTCGATGGCAACGCTGTCGAACAACCAGGCCTTCGGCACATCGACAATCGGGTCGTTGCCAGCACCGTACTCGCCTGGGATCTCGAAGCTCGGGTTGTCCAGCGTGAGCCCGGTGCCGCCAGGCTGCGGCTCCTCGATGAACCAGATGTGGTCCTTGTCGAAGCTGTCGGCCTCGGCATCGGCAACCGTGATCGGGTTCAGGTCGACGTCGTAGGCAGGGATGTCGTACTGCAGCACCCAGGTGTCGCTGAACGCCGCGCCGCCAGCGTGACCGCCGAAGAGCACGATGCGGTGCCCGACCGGGTCGTAGGCCATCGACGGGTTGCGAGCGCCGGGGCCGGTGGTGAGGACCTGCGTCCAGCTGGTCCCGTCCCACTCCCAGGTGTCGTCGAGGTACGGACCACTGCTCGAGAAGCGCCCACCGTAGAGAACGCAGACGTTGCGGTTCGAGTCGAACACCATCGAAGCGTACTCGCGCTGGTCAGGTGTGCCAGGACCGCCAGCGCTCTTCTGGGTCCACGTCCAGGTGGCGACGTCGATCTCCCAGGTGTCCAGGAAGGTGCCGCCGCTGTTGTTCCCGCCGTGGAGCACGATGACGCCGCGGTTGCTGTCGAAGCACGCCGCGACGCCGCCGCGAGCGGTTGGCGGTGTTCCATTGACTGCCTGCGTGTTCCACTGCGAATAGGCTGGCTTGTACTCCGCGAGCAGGTTGCGATAGATGCCGTAGGTGCTGTCGTAGCCACCAACCACGATGCTCTGGTCGGTGCTCGGAACGTAGACCTGCTCATGCCAGGCGCTGCTTCCCCAAGGCGAGTTGATGGAGCGCAGGGACCATCCGGTCTTCGCGACGAGGTCGTACTCGTAGGTGTACCAGTCGTATGCGCCGCGGTAGCCGTGGAAGACCACCAGCTTGCTCGCGCTCGCGTGGTACGACATCCCGAAGCCCATGTAGCCACCGTAGGGAAGCCCGCCGCTCGGCAAGCTCACCCAGTCGCTTCCGTTCCACGCCCAGAGGTCGGCGCGGTAGGTGCCGGTGTTGTTGCTGCCCATCGCCATGATGACGGTGTTGTCCGTCGGGTAGTACACCATCCGGTGCGCTGCACGGGACGGTGGAACCGTCGATGGGAAGACTTGAGCCCAGGCGACCATCGTTTCTCCTTAGCTCTCGAAAGAGTCGGTGCTGTTCCAGCCGTCGATCACATTATCGCCGATGCAAACGTAGCGGTCCGAGTCGAACATATCGCCCGTGGATCGAAGCCCGCTGCACCACTTGATGCCAGGAGCCACACCGCGGATGTGGTACGACGCTGCGACCTGGCAGCCAACAAGGCAGTCGATGATCTGCTCGTCGCCGGACACCGGGTCCGGTGGAAGCACGTTGATGATGTCCACGCTGTCGAACATCGGCTTGCCGAAGCAATACTCTTGCACCGCGCCGTCCGGGTGCCACCCTTTGATGCTGTTCGCCTCCGGGTTGTAGAGATTTCCCCAGCAGTCGTAGCCGACGCGCAAGTACCAACTCCCAACGTAGGGTGTCGCGTCGCCGGTTTTCGCTCCGTCCAACTCCAGCCAGAAGCCACGAAGGTCGTTATCGCCGCTGTAGGCACCGAACAGAACAAACGAGGTCGCGTCGTCGGTGTAGGCGATGGTGAACTTCCGGTTAGCGTAGGTCCCGATGTCTCCGTAGCCGCTCACGGTGAAGTCGATCTCGTCAGCCGGTGGAGTTGTCGCGCCGAGGCGCACCGAGTGCGTCGGCGAGTCGTCGGTGTAGTTGCCGCCAGGCGACGCATACATGAACACGTCCGAGCCGGTCGGTGCCTGGAAGACCAGCTGCGCACCGCTCGCGCTTTCGACAGCGAACCACGCGCCAGCAGCCATCCCCGTGACGGACGGGAAGGCCGGGAAGTAGTCGGTCGCTCCGCCAGCGAGGTTGACGTTCACGTCGTCGACGCCATCGCCGTTTCCGATGAGGGACCAACCAGCGCTGACCAGGGTCTCCTTCAGGATGATGAGAGCCTGCAGCGCGCGCTCCTCGGTGGTGGACCCGGTGAGCTGGATGTTTCTTTCAGTTGCCCATGCCATGTTTCTACTCCTGCAAGCCGGCTCGCAGCCGGGTTCCATCGAACCCAACAAGGCCGACATCGTTGAGACCGTAGCTGACCAAGTCGATGTCGAGCGGAGGGTCGAAGTCGTACTGCTCGGTCGGTGGAGTGAACCCGCTGGTGTGCAGGATCACGTCGTAGACGCAGAACTCGTCGAGCATGAAGTCCGCGTAGCTCCGCTGCGCGAAGATGTTGTCGCCAAGGCAAAGGACCTCCGCGCCGCTCCCGCGGACGTTGCCCCAGTAGCTGCCGGTGCTGTCGTGGGTGTTCACCCCGTCGATGAAGCAGAGGAACCGACACCCACCGTCACAAGTCACGAAGCCGTTGCCGTAGCCCTGCCAGGCCAGCTCGACGTGATGCCAAGAGCCAGGCGTGAACGGGTTGGTCGCCACGTCTGCGTCCATGATGACGGTGCCGCTGCCGTTCACCTTGAAGTGCAGGTTGCCGTTGGTCTGCTGGTAGACCTCGATCTCGTTTCTGCCGTCGCTGCTCCATGGGTCGTACTGTCTGATGTGGCAGATCTCCTGCTCGTCGGAGAACGTCGGGGTGCCGTTCTGCTTGAACCAGAACTCGATGGTCCCAACGTTTCCAGCACCAGAAACGAGGCCGCTGCCTGCGTAGCGCATCGTTGGGAAAAATGGCGGGTTGATGGTCTCCAAACATCCGCCGCCGAACTTCTGCGCGGACGTCTCGATGCCGACATTGAGATGGAGGCTGTTCCCACGCGGCAGCGGCGCGATCTTGTACTCATCTCCAACCGCAAGGTCCCTCGCGAAGGCAAGTCGGAAGGGCGTGCTCATCTGCTCAAGCATCGGGCGGTCGACGACGGTGTACCCAGCGCTGTGCCGCACGCCATCGTAGATGGTCAGCTCCTGCATGTAGTGAGAAGTGACCAGGGTGTTGGGCGCGAAAGAGCCCGGGTCCGCTGCGCCGACGATCCAGTAGTCGCGCGTTGTCCCATTGATGCTTCCGGTGTAACCGGACGTCCCGACAAGCACGCCGTCAATGAAGAGGTACTGCGCACCAGCCTGGTAGTCGAAGCAGATCTCCAGGTAGTACCACTGACCAGCGGTCGGGTTCCACGCCGACGAAGACTCGGTGGTCCCGAGGGCAACGCCGTGGGTGCTGCCATACTGGATGTACTTCAACTTCCCGTCGGCGGACGCGTGGTAGAGGCTGCCGGCGTTGTAGGTCCCACCGCTCCAGCCCTGTCCACCAGGTCCACCGAAGGCGACGTTGGTCGCAGGTGTCCCGGAGTAGGTCGGCTGGACCCACATCGCAAAGGACATCTTGCGCAGGTCGGTTGGACGCGCAAAGCTCCCGCCGAAGTCCCGCGTGACCCAGCGGTTGTTTCCGACGTTCGAGAGGTCCACCATCTGCGCCATGCCCCACTTGGTTCCGGTGGCGGTCATGTTTGCGACGGTCCCCTGGTCATCGCCTTGGACGTCCTGGCCGTTGCGAGTGTATGGCCAGTAGAGCCGGTCCGACGCGTCGCTGCCGTAGCGGCAGTCGTTGATGACGAGGATGTCCTCGTCGAGCGCTGGGCTCGCCTGGTTCCACTGTCCGCAAACCAACAGCGATGGAGGAACGATGCGCGCCATCAGGTGATCTCCTGCCCGGTGCGGTCGTTGTAGAGCGTAACGGTCCCGAGGGCCGGGATGGCGTTCAGCGGGATCTCCACGTAGTCGTATGGCTCGAAGACGTCCTCCGCCACGGAGCGCACCCCGGTCGTGCCGAGCACCACACCGAAGAGGTCAGACCACGGGAGCCGGTTCCACACATCGCCCAGCTCGTCTTTCATCTCGTAGCCGAACCGGAGGTCTTCGTTTTGCAGTCCGTCGGAGCCGACGACAGCGAAGTAGTCGGCGAGGTTCGCGCGCACCGCAGCGGCGACCGTGCTCTCGTTTGCGCCCTGCTCGAGCCGGATCTTCGCCACGATGTCGATGGTCTCGTAGGGAGCAGCCAGCACGTCGTAGGCGAAGGTGATGGTGGACTTCTGGTCCTGGTCGATGGCAGCCCGCACCGCATCGAGGGTTGCCTGCGACGGAACAGTTGGTCCGTATGCGCCGGAAGACAGCTGGGAGCCCTTTCCGACCACGTAGAGATGCCCGTAGTTTTCAGCGATGCCAGTCATCTGGTCTGCGGTCAGGATGATGGCGCGCGCCACGTTGCTGACGCCCTCTGCGACGACCTTGAAGTCGCCCCAGGTCACCGAGCGCTGGTTGGTGCGCAGCGTCTTGGGCGCGCGCTCCTGTGCCTCGGCAAGCGTCTCGCGGTCGGCACCGCTGGACGCAGCCGCTGGGTTCGACACCGAGAAGGCAACCTGCGCGCCGAGGTCGTCCACCAGGGAGAACTCAGGCACCACCAAGGTGCCAGCATCGACCTGGATCTCGCCGCCTCCGGTCTTGTAGGTGATGGTGATGGTCCCGCTGGGGATGCGCCCGTTGTTGCCGTCGCCAAAGCGCACGATGGCGCGGTCGCTGTCGCTCAGAAGGATGCGGTAGTGTGGGTCTGTCGACTCCGAGTCGATGAAGGTCGACACCTCGGTCCACGGGTTTGCGCTGCCGGCAGGGGTCACCGCATCGCCGATGCTCACGATCTCCAGGTAAGGCGAGTAGACGAGCAGGAACTCCTGGTCGCCAAGCTCGCTCGACTCGTGGTCCTCGATCCAGGTCAGGCTGTTCTCGAAAGCCAGGTCGTAGTAGGCGACGCCAGCCGGGATGATGGTGTCCTCGAGCAGCTGGTAGCGAGCCGGGTTGGTCGCCGATGGCGAGCGCACGATGGAGCCAGCGAGAACAGGGATGGTGTTGTAGGAGCCGCTCAGGGTGAAGCGGACATCGACCGTCGAGGCCTGCTGCTGGGAGAAGGTGTAGCCGAGGGGTCGCGCGTGCCGCACCCCGTTGATGCGCCGCGTGCAGGTCACGAAGCGGCTCTCGACAGCCTGCGCAGACTGGTACTTCCCAACGACGTCGCCGACGTGCGCCATCATGTTCCGCAGGATGTTCCCGAAGTTGGCCTTCCCGTGGTCAGACCAGTTGGGGAACACGCTGGCGATGCCGCGCTCCAACCGCTCGTCGAGGGCGTCGTGGTCCCTCGCGCTGTAGTCGAGGTCTGTGGGTAGAACTCTGTTAGCCAACTTTCACCTCCGCCGTTTCGGCCGGGTCGACGGCGCTGGCACCCTCGTCCTCAAGGTTGCGGGAGAATTTTACATTAAGCAACGTCGCGCGTCCATCATCGGTTCGCATCACGCCTACGCGGGACACGTCGGCACGAACGCGCGGTTCCCATTTCGCAAGACCGTCGGCGACGGCGATGCGCGAAAGGTCGTCTCTGGACGCGGTGTCAAGGTTGCTGTGCCGAAGCCGGTCAACCCACGCGCCGAAGTCCAGCTGCCAAGGGTACTCGCCGAGCCACCTGGCATCTGGCGTCGCGGCCTTCACGCCGAGCACGTTGTTGATGTTCGACTTCATGAGGGGCGCGTCCTTGCCGCTCGCGAAGTCGCCGTGCTCTCGCTTGAGCGGGAAGAGGAGCCCTTCGCCTGTGCTTCGGTCTTTCGGCATCTCACGCTCCTGGGATCTGGATGCCTTCGAGCGCCTGTACCAGCACGTCGAGTGCATCCGCCAGCTGCTGCGGTCCCATCGAGGACGGGTCCGGCACACCTGGCAGCTCGACCGGGCTGGGGATGAAGCTCATCAGCCCGGTGATGATGTTCATGATCGAGGTCAGCGGACCCATCGCTGCGCCAGCGTGCTCCATCAGCGCATCGACGTTGTCCAGCGCGCATTGCGCTTGCTCCTTCAGGGCCGCGTCTCCCGCTGCCTCGGCCTGGTCGAAGAGGGCCTGGGCTTGGGTCTGGGTGTCGGCGATCTGTTCCACCTGGTCGCGGATGGCGCGCGCAAACGAGGCGCACGCCTGGATGGACGAGAAGATGGTCGCTGGCACGCTCACCTGCGGGATGAGGGGCGCGAGCGCAGCGATCTTCTCCGCCGCCTCGGCCAGGGCCTCGATGAAGCCAGCCGGGTCGACCGGGATCTCCGGGGCGCGCTGCAGGACGGTGAACATGGCGGTGACCGCGTCGATGACCTTCAGCACCGGGGAGATGCCACCGAGCGCCGGACCAAGCTGCGTCATCAGGCTGTTGATCATCGACAGCTCGGTCGAGATCATGCCCTGGGTGCTTGGCAGCGCCTCGATGGAGATGCCGCCAGGCAGCGAGATGGTGAGCGGCGACGGAGGGCTCGGGAGCTTTGCGTCGGAGCAGCTCATATCGGTCCTCCAACCGGAGACACGGGTCGGCCGTTGATGGTCACTCCCCCGGTGCCCAGGATGTTCACCACGCCGGACGAGGTCAGGGTGAGCCCAAGCTGCCCGGTGATCGTCGCGGTGCGCGTGGTCATGTTCAGGTCGACGCTGACGCCGAGCCCGGTGGCGATGTCCGCGATGCGGATGCCGGTCGAAGCGCTGCGGTCGTCGATCTCGATCTTGGTCTTCCGGTTGCGCCAGACGATGTTGTCGCCCTCGCCCGCGCGCCACTCGGCATCGCTTGCGATGTGGGTGCCCTCGGGCAGCTCGTCCTTGCCGTAGTTGTTCGGGACGTAGCGACCGTTCTCCCTCTGGGCGCTGACGAAGAAGATCAAGATGTCAGCGCCGAGCGGTGGGACGATGAGGGCACCGTAGTCTTTAGCGCCAGCGCCAGGCTGCGCTGCAGGCCAGAGCCACTCGGTCTCATTGACCTCACCTTCGATGGTCGCCTTCACGCGCCCGAGCCCGTAGGGGTCGTCGCGCGAGATGATGACGCCCTCGTAAGGCCAGGGGCTCGGGAAGTCGTAGTCGAGAGATCTGTCTGTCATCCGCCTGTTACCTTGTAGGTGCCGCGGGGCTTTCGCCACTTGCCCTTCGCGCCCATGATGCCCTTGCGCGCCTTGTCTTCTGGGTCAGACTTGCTGCGCTTCTTTTTGCGCAGACCTTCGCGCCGCAGCTCCAGCTCGCAGTCATAGCCACCACTCATCGAGTGCCGCACCTCCTTGACCTGGTAGAGCCCGTCGATGGCTGGGCCGATGCCCCACACCATCACCACGCGGTGTGTGCGCAGGGTCGGGTCGCCAAAGACTGTGAGCTTCAGCTTCAGAGCGTTGTACCTGTACTCCTTGTAGATGGCCTCGGCGAGCTTGCGCGCCTCCGCTTCGGAGCGCATTCCGATGGCTCGCACCATCTCGTAGCCGTCGTCCGAGCCCTTGCGGTCTCCCTCTTCCGGTGTGGCACCGTCGTCGGTTTCGTCGGTGAGGAAGACCATGTCCGCGGAGCTTTGCTTGTCCACCGTGACGCTGTAGCTGATCTTCAGATAGGGGTCGCGCCCTTTCAAGATCACGCGCCCCGGAACGCCAGCGCCGAAGCTGTCGATGGAGTAGTCCTTGATGAAGCCGATGCCGATGGCGTTTTTCACGCGCCGGAACAGGTGCGACGGCTTCTTGTCGCGCGGTGACTTCATCCAGTAGACGCCACCCTCGTCCGCCCAGAAGTCGAAGCCCTGCAGCTCCGCAAGGCCCCTGATGAACTTCCAGTCGTCCTCGTTCGCTTGGGTGATGGAAGGGTACTTGGTCTCCGTCTCGGTGATCGTGAGTTGTCGGTCGTTGAAGCCCTGCTTCTTCAGGATGTCCCGCACCACATGGGAGCGGGTCATGTCTCGCCAGGTGCGCTTCTGCATCTTGCGAGACATCCGCGAGCGCTTTCGCTCGTAGGCTTTGACCGACACGGTCTGCCGGTTGCCCTCGTGCTCCTTGGCGACGAACTCGCCAGCGTCGCGGACGAGGTTCGGGTAGCCGTAGCTCACACGGAAAATCGCGCCCTTCCGCATCAGGTCGTACTGCGCGAGGATATAGTCGTCGCTGTTGTCGAACTCGATGTCGACCATGCTCGTCGAGCGCCTGCCGCTGTCGGTGTGCGTCATCGCCGTGACGCGCCCGGTCACATCAAGCCATCCGCCCGTCTTCTGCTTCACGCGCACATGGCAGAACGGCGAACCGAAGTCCACCGAGGCTCCCTCGAGGGGCCGCGTGAAGTCGGTGCGCTTGGCACCGTAGATAGGCCGAGAGGTCTCGCTCACAGAAACACCTCGCGTCCAACACCGAGGATCTCGGTGGCAACAACGATGGGAGGAGGAACGATGATGATGCGGCCCGGGGCGATGGCGACCGTCGGGTCAACGACTGGCTGCGGCTGGAAGTCGCAGATCACCCACCAGAGCCGGCTCGCGTTCTCGCTGATGTGGTGGTAGTAGCGGAAGGCCAGGTTCCACCACGTGTCGCCCTCCGCCGCGGTGTGGATGATGTTGTCGTCGTTCACCTCGTAGCGATAGGGAACGTACTCATCGCGCAGCGTGAGCCCGTTGTATGCCTCGTAGGTCTCGGTCACGTAGTAGCGCGACTCGAACGCTTCGGATGCCATCACTTCGCTCCTACGGTCTGCCGGATGAAGCCGACCTTGAAAACGTCCGCGCTCGTGAGGCGATAGGTCCTGTACTCCTCGAACTGGCAGGACGCCTCGAAGTAGACCGGCTGCCCGTTGGTGTCGAACTGGCTGTCGGCCATCTGCAACGAGCGCAGGATGACGCGCACCGCGAGGTAGCCTGGCCAAAGCAAGATGCAGTGTGGAGGCGAGCGACGAACCACGTCGTTGACGCGCCCTCGCGGATAGCAGAGCGACATCAAGAAGCGCCGCTTCTTCTCGAACTCGTCGCGGATGGTGTCGTACTCGGACGGGTTGAGTTGCCTGCCGGACGCAAAGCCCTGTGGCGAGAGGTTCACCTGGTCGATTGGCGCGCGGCTCACGTCCGCAAACCAGATGCGGTTGTGCCGCAGCACCAGATCGAACGTGGCGTTGGCGGTGTTCTGGTATGAGAGCCGCTCGTAGCTCGCGCCGATGGCAGCGCTCTTTGTCCAGTTGACTTCGATCTGCGTCGTGATCTCCTCGGGGTTCATGAAGAACTGCCAGCTCTCGCCGGTGTCCTCGTTGTGAACGATGCCGCGTCTGATGTTCGCCCACTCGGGATGGATCATGCTACTTGCTCCCCGAACGCCGACGGACCTTCAACCGAGCGCCCTTCCGCGCGCCGCTCTTCTGCTGCACTTTCAGCGCGTCCTCGATGAGCTTGTCACCGTAGATGTTGATGTTGACCTCGCCGCCACCGATCTCCGCAGCCTTCGCCTGCCAGAGCTTTTCGAACTCAGCGCGCCCTTCCGCGCGTTGCTGGCGGTGCTGGAGCTTGCCGAGCGGTCCTTCCCAATGCTGCAGCCACGGTGCCCTCTTGGCGTTCTCGATGGACCACTTGTAGAACGCCGCCTCCTTGCGAGCGCCCTCTTTCGAGAAGCCGCGCTGCAGGTATCCAGCCTCGCGGACACGGACCATCGTGCGAATGGTCTCCGGGTTCAGCTCGCCAGCCTTGGCTTGCTTGAGGTAGCCCTTCGGAAGTATCTCCTTGCCAACCCAACGGAAAAGGTGGGTGCTCATCATCTTGCGATAATCGCCGAGGCCGCGCTTTTCCATCGCCGGGTCGACGCGCTCTCCCATGAACATCTGGAACTGCTTCTCCGCGTCCATGCCCATGCCGATCTTGCCTTTTGCCAGCCCGAGCTTTTTCATCAGCTTCAGGTATGTGGTCATCTTGTCGGTCAGCTCGCTGTATCGCATGAGCTGCTCGCCCTCGAACCGCTGCGTTGCAACGCGCCGCCCCTCCGCGTCTCGGATACCATCGATGGCTGCCTTCTGCTTATCGACCCACTTTTGATATCGCGCATACTGGTCGTCGAGCTTCATCCCCTGCGAGATGGCGACCTGCTTGGACAGGTTGAACCGACGCTGAGCGTCCGTCTCGGTCTCGAGCGCCTTCATGGCCTGCTTGGCTTGAATGTGGATGCGGGCCTCTCTGATGGAGCGCATCTTGAGCTGGGTCTCGTGGTACTCCTTCTGGAGCTTGAGCGCCTTCTTGGTGTCCTCGGCTCGGATGGCAGCGTGCATCTGCACCAAGATCTTCTGGCGCTTCACCGCCAGCGTCCCGAGGTCCATGATGGTCTTACCAAGCACGCGGTCTGCAGCCTTTCCGCTGGCAGCCGCTGCCTTCTCCAGCGCGCCGACGTGTGCAAGGAGCTGCTGGTTGAACTTCGAGAAGCGGCTCTGCTGCTTGTGAAGCGCGCGCCCGAAGCGGTTGAACGACACCAGGAAGTTGGTCCATTTTTCCTCGGCCTTGAGCGCCGCGATCTCGGTGGCGAACAGCTTCTTCACGACCCAGTTTCCGAGCGCCTGCCCGACGCCGACCGCAGCCACCGCCATCCCAGCGTAGGGAAGCGCAGCGCTGATGCCGCGACCGAGCCGACCGATAGCTCCTGTGACACGCCCGAGCTTTCCTGGGGCTCCGTTCGCCGCAGCGTTCTGAGCCTGCATCGCAGCGGTAGTCGACGTCGTTGCCGCAGCCATCGCTTGCTGCCCTGCGACGTATTTCCCTGCCATCCGCGCGAGCGAGAAGATGCCGAGGATGCCGCGCAGCACACGTAGGGTGCCAACGATGGTGAGGATGACAGCGCCGAAAGTCACCAGCGTCGAGATGAACGACCGCCATCCAGGGCTCAACTCATCGAGCCACTTGATCATGTCGTTCAGCATGTTGATGAACTTCGTCAGCGCCGGGGCAACGTGCTCCGCGAAGAGCTTGCCGATCTGGATGACGAGGGTCTGCCAGGAGCCCTTCAGCAGCTTGTACTTCCCGCCGACGGTGTTGAGCGCCGCGGAGACCTTCTTCTTGGTCGCGCCACTTGACTTGTCCAGCTCGCCGGTCAGGTACTTGTGCGCGGAAGCGTAGTCGCCAACCGCCGCCTCGCCGCTCGCCAGCCGCTTCTCGTAGCCAGCGATTACAGCGTTGTAGGTCTTCATGCCTCGCACACCGAAGATGGTCTTCAGCGCGAGGTTGCGCTGCTGCACACCGAGCTTCTCCAGCTTCGGATGCAGCTCCGCAATGATCTGGGAGATGTCCTTCATCGCGCCGCTCTGGTCGACCGACGAGACCCCCAGCTCCTTCATGGCCTTGAGAGCCTGCTTGTCGCCCGCTACGCGCCGAACGGCTTCGCGATAGGCGGTAGCCGCAGAGGACGCCTCGTTGCCAGCGTCGCGCAACAGGCCGAGCGTGGCGAGCATCGAGTCGAAGCTCTGCTGGCCAGCCTTCGCCTGGGCCGCAGCCTGCCCGATGGCGACCTGGAAATCCCGCATCTGGAACGCCGAGCGGTCGCTGATCATCGTCAGCTTGTCGACCATCTGCGGAAGCTCGTCGACCGTCTTGCCGAAGGCGTTCAGGGAGGCCATCGCGACCGTCGCCGCGTCCGCCACACCCAGCTGACCAAGAGAGCCGGCCGCGAGGTTCAACACCGGGTTGAGGGCCTCAATGGACTGCTTTGCCGAGAGCCCCTGCGCGCCCAACTCCGAAAGACCCTGCGCCGCCTCGTCGGGCGAAAACTGCGTGAGCTTGCCAGCCTCGAGCGCAGCCTTCTCCAGGTCCCGCATGTACTTCGCGCCGTCCTTCATCTTGCCGGCTGCGGACACGATCTGGAACTGGAAGTCTCCGTAAGCCTTCGACGCTTTGTGGATGCCGCCGAGCAAGCCGACGCCAACCGCTGCGGTGGCAGCCCCCTTCTTGATGTTGCCGGTCGCCTTCTTGTACTTCTGCTCCAGGTCCTTGGAGCTATGCGCGAGCTGCTGGATCTTGAGGTTGAGGCGAGCCATCACACCGGACGCGAGGTCGCGCGCCGTGAAAGTGTAGCCCATGCCCATTGCGTTCAGCGCCATCGCGGTCGCCTCCTACTATCTGCCGCTCTGCAGGTCCACCAGCTCTTCCTTCAGCTCGCGCAGGTGAGCGAAGGTCTCAAGGTCCAGGTTCATCACCTCCGTCCAGCTCATCGAGAAGGTCCCCTCGCTCCGCCGCATCAGCTCGACCACCTGTTGTACTACGCTTGTCCACGAGCCGTCCCCTGGGACCGTGTCCGGGAGAAGTCGCGCGTAAAAAAATCCTTCCCGAACCCGACCTCCTGTTCCATCAGCCTCGCGCAGCTTGGGCACTCGACCTCGATGCTGGTGTCAACACCGCAGTCGGCGCGCTCCATCTCGTAGGCGAGCTGATCGAAGTCGCCGATGTCGAGGTCCTGCATGTAGCCCACGAAGTCGACGTTCTCTTGTCCCTCGATGCCGAGCAGACGCGCCGCGAACACGGTCGAGAGAGACTGGCCGTGTTGCTTCACGTATTTGTCGATGCGCTTCTGGATGCGACCAGTCGGCAGCGCCCAGAACACCTTGTCGCCACACGCTTCCAGCTCAGTCATGAAGCGGTTGTCTGCCATCAGGGCTTCCCGAGAGCTATCGGGGAGCTTCACGACCGGGAGGTCTTCTAGGTCCAACCCCCAGCGGAACTTGTTCCGGCAGATGGGGTTGTCGCAGGTGATGTCGAACTCGTAGTCGCTGCCCCGGGTAAGGATGCGCGCCTGCATGATGGCGTAAAATCGGTCGCCCTGCAGGATGTCGGTGGTCCACGGCGGACGGCTGCCATCGAAAACGTATGGTCCGCGCTCGACGGTCTCCTGCCAGATGCGACTTGCCAATTCGGCCTCCAGCGCCGCCCCTCCACGCTTCATCAGGTTTCTGTCTGCAAAGACGTCGAGGTCGGAGACTTTCAGCTTTCGTACAACACCCTTGAGGCCCGAGGGGCACTCGATCTCCTTAACGTTCATCGCTACCTCCTGGCGCACAGCGCCATGCTCCTAACATTAACGACGGGGTGCCCCAGCATCAGCGCCAGGGCACCCCGATAGCGGTCTACTGAACCAGCTCGAAGGTGTCGATGGCCAGCGAGAGGGACTGGATGACAGCCTCGTCGCTGTCGTTGTCCCACTCGCCCGCGACGAACTTCTTCGGCCAGGCTCCCTTGCAAGACCACCGCAACACCTCCGCGCCGGTGCGGTCGCGTTGCACCAGGTCGAAGTTGCGCTTGTAGTCCTCCTGCTGCAGGCCTCCGCCTTTCACGAGGTCGATGACCTGCTTGACCCAGTTGTACATATCCTGGTCGAGCCCAGCGCCGCGCGAAAGCTCGACGTCGGAAACGGTGACCCTGCCAGGGATCTTGAGCGGGGTGACCGCGCCGCCCTCGAAGTAGTCGATCTGCGCCACCTCGTAGGACAGCTCGCCCATCTTGTTGAAGGCGAACGACGTGAAGCCGTCGACCTCGATGGTGAACTTGTAGCGGACGTTGACCGGCCGCGCGCTTCCAGTGAGTGCCATGTTCGTACCTCCTCCGGCTTAACCAGCCAGCTCCTCGTCGAGCGCCCGGGTGTCCTCGGAGATGTCGATGATGACCCAGTCCGTCGGCTTGGCCTTCGCCACACCGATGTTGCCGCGGAGCTTCTTGGCCTTCACCACCGAGGGCGGGTTCAGTGCGTCGGAGAAGCTCACGAAGAAAGCGGTGTCCGGGTCGTCCGAAGCGAACGCGCCGTTGCGCATCTCGCCGAGGAGGAACAGCTCGCAGTCGCGTTCGGCGCGACGGCGCAGCGACTTGGTGTTGTTCGTGTGCCGCGCGTAGGAGAGCAGCAGCTTGATGGACCGCTCGATGTAGGACATCCCGCGGCGCTCGCCGATGGTTCCGAAGAGGCCGTCGGTCTTGAGCGTGCGGTTGCCGTCGATGTGCCGAGGCACGCCGGCCCAGGTGGTGATCGGGTTGATGTTCGCAGGGTAGACCAGGTCGCGCTTCGGCTTGCGAAGCACCTCCTCTGTCTCGAAGCCCAGGCAGCCGTAGATGACGCCTCGCTCGGGTCCGGCCGGGGCCTGATGCACACCACCCTGGAGCTGATCGGTGCGCGCCCATACGCCCGCGACGTGCCCGGACGGGGGAACGACGATCAGCCCGTTCTCGTCGCTGGTGAACTCGGTCTCGCTCGGGTTGAGCACCTTGATGCGAGGCCAGTAGAACGCGCCGTGCTCCGAGAGGTTGTAGATGGCAGCGGTGCTGCGAACGTAGTCGCGGCAAGCCTCGGCATCGTGCCCCTCGACCGAGTCGAGGATGGCGACCGCCTGCCGGTCCCGGTGGACCTCGCAGTAGGTCAGCATGGCCTGGTGAACCGCCGCCGTCGAACGCCCGGGGATGCAGAGGATGGTCAGGTCCTCGACGTCGTCCAGAGCGTACATGCCGGTGCCGCCAGCGTCGGTGCCGATGAAGTCGTTGTCGCTCAGGCTGGTGAGCCCGTCGCTTCCACCGCTCAGAGAGTAGTCGCCGTTGTCCGGTCGGTTGTTCGGTGGCGAACCAGCGAGCAGGTCCGTGAGCACCACCAGGTCGGAGCCGGTGGTCATGTGGTTGACGACGGTGACCCAGTAGTTGGTGGCGTTCGGGTCCGTCGACAGGTTCGGCCAGAACTCCTCCACGACATCGCCGTCGAGGGTGTACCAGTTGAACTCGTCGCTGTCGCCGCTGGTCGCCGCCGCGATGCGGACCTTCAGGCTGTCGCCGTGAGCGCCGTCCGTCTTCGCGTCGACGGTCGCGGTGTTGCCAGCGCCCGCAGCGGTGCCGCTGTGGACGGCGTTGTCCAGGTCGAAGTAGGCAGCGTCATCGAGGTCCGAAGACGCCAGCACCTGGATGGACCCCGTGTCGCCGACGGTCGGGGTCTTGATCTTGAAGGTTCCGCCGCTCTCGACGGTCACCTGCGCGGTGGTGTCAGCCTCGACGCGGGTCTTCACCTCGGAAGCGGTGACGGCCTTGATGTTCGCCACGTCTCCGGTGCCCTGGGTCGCGCCGACAGCCATGCCCAGCGTCGCCGCTGCGGAGCCGCCAACGATCTCCACCCAAGAGCCGGTGCCCTCCTTGTCGCTGGTGATGCGCAGCTCGCCGCCGTTGTCGTCGGCCGTGCAGCCGTTGAGCCCGGTGGCCGGGTCGTTCAGCTCGGCGATGACGTCCGCGAGAAGGGAAGCCCCGGAGCTGAAGGCCACGGTCTGCGTGGTCCCCTGGTCGATCTTGACCTGGAGGTCCTCGCCACCCGTGAAGCCGGTGGGGTAGGAGCCGCCGCTGCCGGTGCGAGCCGCAGCCGCGGCATCGAAGACCGCCTGCTCGGTTCCACCGCCATCGACGGAGAGGTCGAGGAAGCCGCCAGCCACAAGCTCGAACGGCTCTGCGTTGCCGCTCTCCACCTCGCCCTGGGTCGCTGCCCCGGTGGTGGTGAGCGTTGCCGACGACGCGGCCGAGGTCTTCGTACCAGCGTCGTTCGGGTCGGTGTAGTGAACGATGCGCGACACGTAGAGCTGTCGCCCACCGTTCTGGAAGAAGCCGTAAGCCGCGAGCGTCATGTCGCTGTTGGCGTCCCAGCTGCCGTAGTACCTCACGTACTCGTCCCAGCTGGTGATCAGCTTCTTCCCGAAGGGTCCTTTCTTAGCCACCCCGACCATTCCGCACACCGCCGTCGGGAGCGACGGTGGGGTAGTGGTCGCCGGGGGCTGCTCGCGGATGATGACATCTGCAGACAGTAGCTCGGTCATGTTAGCCTCCCTTGATCATCAGACGCCGTGGGCTCTGCTGCAGAGCGGCCTTAACTTCCGGGACCTTCTTGACGGCCGGATGAAGCCCTGGCGTGGTTCCTCGTCCTGGGATAGTGATCGCAGCCGGGGTTCGGATGCGCTTGACCTTCGACACCACCCCGTGGCGCACCTGCTGCCGCGTCATGAGGTCGGTCCAAGTGCATCGGCACTCGCCCGCCTCCGCGCAGTAGATGTGGTGCGGCAGGTTGAAGGTGAAGGGTCGCTTGCTAACATTAACCAGCTCGATGTTCTTAGGCATCGGCGTCCTCCGTTTCGCTGATATTCAGCTCGGTTTCGTCGACCGCGTAGGTCAGGACCTCGTCAACGGGCATACCATCGGTGTCGTCGAACACGAGCGCCTCCAACCGCAACGTAGACTCGAAGGCGAACACCTGGTCGTCGAACCGATCAACCGCCCGCCAGTCCCCCATGAACCGCCGACATTCCACCAGGGTGCTGTCGGAAGGCGACACAGGGAACGCGAACATCGGTCTGCGTCTGAAGTAGCGCAAAGCGATGTCGCACATGTTCAGCGCTTCGGTCTTACGTCGCGCAAGAAGGATGATATCCCATTCTAAGTCTGCCGTAAAGGGCGAGGCGTTTTGAGCGACGGCATCGCTGAAGTCGCCGTCTCGCACGTCGCTGTAGTTGTAGAACGCGTTCGGCGAGAGCGTTGGGCCTTCCAGGAGCACGGCCGGAAGCTCCGCGATGGCTGCGACAGCCGTCGCCGGGTCGTCAGACCAGTCCGGGCTGCTGGCCATCGCCACGTTATCGATGACGTTTCGCCGGATGTCCCGCAGCACATAGCGCGAGATCCACGTCAGCGCGGTGTCGTTGGTGAGGTCGGGGCGCTCGAAGCGGAAGGCCCCAGCGAGGGTTGCGCTCTCGCCTGGCACCGGGTTGCCGTCGTCGTCGAGGTTCGTGATGACCAGGTCCACGTCGGCCGGGAGGGTGCTCGGGTGCCCGTCGAACGCCGGGGTGACCGCGACCAATCGTGTGGAGCTGAGAACCGCGACGAGGTCTGCTTCGCGCCCGTTAAAGGTCACGGACACCGTCGGAAGAAGCTCTCCTGGAGGGGCGAGCGGAGATGGCGCGGTTGGCAGCCTGAAGTAGTTGCCGTTCACGAGAACGCGCTGCCTCCCGCTGGCGAGCCCGCTGGTCGGAGAGAGGGTGTAGATCTGCGGCACGGTCATCCTACTTCCCTCCCTTGGTGGTCTTGATTTTGCCAGCGCCGGTCATGTAGTTGACCCAGCGCGCGTAAGTGCGCTCCTTCGTCTTCTTCGAGGACTCCTTCCAGCTCGAAGCGAGGAACGAGCGCTGCCTGATCACGATGAAGGTCTTCCCCTTCGGTGGCCACATGAAGGGGATGGCCCCCTTGATGAAAAGGAACATGAAGTAACGGCGCATCTTTTCGGTGATCGGGATGAGCGTCGTTCCGGTCTCGTGAACCGCTGCGACGTTGACCATCGACTTGCCGTCGGAGCCCTTGGCCTTGCGATGCACACCAACGAAGTACTTCCCCCTCTCGATGCGCTCCCAGGTCACAGACCGCCGCAGCGAGCCGCTTCTGATGAGAGCCTTGGTGCCCTTGAAGTTGGAGCCCTTGCCGGCCTTCGAGGCGTTCTTGCGCAGCTCCCTGGTCATGAAGCTGATGGGAGCCCACTTCTTCCCTGCTGCCCCCTGCTTCACGAACACCTCGTGGATCATCCGCACCAGCAGTAGCGCCTCGTCTCGCACCGCCCTGTCGCTGGCCACCTTCGCGTTGCGCGCCATCGTTGCCGTTGTCTTGATGGCCTCTTGCCATTGCCCGGTCAGCTTCAGCATCAGGCCCTCCCTCTCGGCCGGTTGCCGAACGTGATGAGGGCGAGGTTGGAGTCGTGTCCGAGCCAGGCGTTGAGCCGCTGGACGTGCGTCGCGTAGATGGGAACGCGGGAGAAGTCCATCCGGGTCGCGCCCATCTTGTTCCTGATGCGGACGAGCCGGTCGGCCTTGCGGATCTTGAGGTCGCCGTTCGCCTCAACGTAGCCCAGCTCCTCGATGTCCTTCATGTGAACCACGATGCCAAGCTCCGTCTCGGTGACGTCCCCGGTGCCGGTCATCTTCTGAAGCTCCTGCCGGTCCGTCTCGAGCTGCGCCTTCACGGAGATGGTAGCCATCTCGACGCGCCCGCTCTGGTCGCCGAGCCCGTCGTCGTCGGTGTCGGACAGGGTCGTCTCGCGGAAGTCATCGTCGTAGCCACCAGCCGTTTCGGTGGCATCGGTGTCGAGCCGAGCGATGTCAGCCCACAGCCAGAAGAGCAGTCGGCCGCGCGCCATCAGACCACCCCCAGGCTCGGCGGTCGCCGGAACGCTGCGAGCAGCACGTCGATGTTCGGGTCGCCGGTCGCCCAGGAGACGCGGCTCGAACCAGCGCTCGCCCGCGCCGAATACTGGATCTCCTGGTCGCGGGTCTTGATGCGAGCGATGTCGTAGCGGCGCGTCGAGTCGTCGATGCTGTCGAGGTCGGCGCGCTGCGGCAGCCAGAGCGCAACGATGCGCTTCACCGCGTCCTTGATCTCGGGAGGACAGCTGCCGTAGTTGAGCGGCACCTGCGAGTACTCCGCGGTCTCGCCGACCTCGTCGTAGGGTCCGAGCTGGGTGTAACCGAAGTAGCCGGTGAGCACCACGTTCTGAGAGCCCTTCCACCACTTCGCGACGGTGGCGAGGTCGTAGTCCTCGAAGACGAGCTTCGGGGCCTCTCGGTCGTCTGGCTCGCGGAGCCCCTGGGTCAGGTGCCTGTTGTAGATGCGGATGGCACCGACGTCGATTTCGTTGTAGTAGATGATCGGGTAGCAGGCAGCAGGCTCGTAGAGAACGCGGACCTCCTCGATGGTGATGATCGCAGGACCAACGGGGAGCACATCGCTGCCGGTTCCATCGACGCGCAGCGAAAGGTGCCTCGGGTAGAACCAGCGCCCGGTCACGCGCTCCACGAACGACTCAGCGAGCTTGATGGTCTGGATGACCCGGTCGTCATCGTAGGCGCTCTCGTCCACGCCCTCGTCCCGCATGTCTTTCACCGACACGTAGTTGCCGCCGCCAGTCGCCGGGATGGCATCGGACAGCTCGCTTTCGAGCAGGGTGCCGGTGTGGAAATAGCTGACCTTGTACCAGTAGGTGTCGTCCCCGGTGAGGTCGTCGAAGTAGTAGTCGGTCTGCCCTGCGACGAGGTCGACGCGGGTCCCGGGGCCGGTGATCTCGCTGTAGGTGCCGCCTTGCGAAGCGGCGCGGTAGACCTTCTGCGTGTCGAACTGGGTCATCACGTTCGCCAGCTCTTCCACGCTCCATTTGATCTTGATGATGGCCATCGCCTACTCTCCTGCGAAATACGGCTTAGGTCGCAACGTCTTGGCCACACGGGGCTTCGGCGCGTCCTCCTGGACTGGTTGCCCGGTCCCAGATGGGCGCAGCGACACGGCCGACTCCGCGGCCGGACGCGGGCTCTCGTCGAAGCCACCAACCGCATCGGGCCTGATCTCCACCAGGGACATCGAGGCCAGCTGCGGACGGATGGACGGAACGGTCCCAGCACAGCTCACGTCGAGGAGCACCTGCACGGCATCGAGCGAAGCGCGCACCTGGGTGGCTCCGACCGCGACGTAGGTCACGGGGAACTGCCCACCGATCCAGCCCTCCTCGAGCGTGATGCTCGGAGGCACCGTGCAGACCCCGGTGTCGAGCGACTCCAAGGTCACCACGAGCCCGCCCGGAGGAGCGGGGCGGTCCAAGATGACAGCCGCGTAGGCGATGCCATCCGGTGGGATGTAGCGCGTCGTCATGTGATGCCGAGCAAGACGGGCTTAACCACGTCGTACTCTCCCGACCATTTCTCGTCATTATACGCGTTCGACACCTCGATGAGCCAGAAGCCCGTCCCGTCTGGGGTCCAGGCGACCTTGTACTCGCCGTCGCCGATCTCGTTGATGGCAACGGAAAAACCAGTGCGCTCGACGCCGTTCTGCCAGACCAGAACGGTGAAGTCTCCAGCGGTGAGCCCTGAGTGCTTGTCGATACCATCGGGCTCAAAAACCGGCAGCTGGTCGACTGCCGGAACGCTCTCGTAGATCTGCCGAGCCATGCATCACTCCACCATCACGCGATTCGCCACACCATGAGGCGCGCTCGCTGGATGGAGGCGACGCCGCCGCCATGCATGCGGAAGTCGATGTCGATCTCGTGCGCCGAACCACCGCTCCCGACCTCGTACACCCGGAACCCACCGAAGTCGTGCCACACCGAATAAGGCCAGATGCTCTGACCGATCTCGGTGGCGTCGTCCATCGTGACCCGCGCTTTGCAGTAGTTGCCGAGCGTGGTGTTGCTGTGCTTCATCTCCGCCGACCACTGCACGAGGTAGGTCCCAGCCGGCAGCTCGCTTGTGGTCAGCTTCAGCTTCTGGGTCCAGGTGCCTGCGTCCTCGGTGTCCTCGCTCTCATCGGAGGCATACTGCGGGTCCTGGTTCAGCGTGCCTGACAGGAACACGCGCTCGTTGATGATCTGCTGGATGAGGCCGTCGGCAGCGACCACGCGCGCCAGCTTGATGTGGCTCACGTTCGGCCACTCGGTTCCGATGGTCAGCCCGCTGCCCTTCGCGAGGGAGACGTAGTTGACCTGGTCGTCCGTCACCGCCCGGTTGGTCACGCCATTGAAGCGCTTCTTGTCGCCGTCCACCTCGTAGGGGAACGCGCCGATGGCGATGGTGAGGTCGTTGTCCGCCTGCACCAGACCGTCGGCGATCTGAAGCTCCTGGACGATGGTTCCGAATACTCGTTGTGGCATCTAAGCCTCCTTCACCCCCTGCACCGACGCACGAAAATAGTCGCCCGCCGACGAGAGGTCGTCTTGAATTTTGACCGTGACCTTGTCCGATGACCCAGCCTCGAGAACCACTCCGCCGCCAAGGCTGATGATCGCCGAGATCACGTCCTTGTTCGCAAACAGCAGCTGGAAGCCGCCAGGCGTTGCTACGTGCAGGAAGTCCTCGTTCTGCTTGATGATGGCGAGCACACCGGAGTTGCCGCCCTGGTCGATTGATATCTCGACACCGTTTGTTAGCGCGTTGACGGCACCAAGGTTTTCAGCACCGAACGACAGGGTGTTCGACACCAGTGCGATGGTGATGGCGTTCAGCGCGATGTCCTTGCTCGCGTCAGCGTTGTAGGAAAACGAGACGGGGGTCGATGACCCGTCAACAAGAAGGTCGTCGCTGCTGCCGTTTCTGACGTAGTCCTCAACCCACAGCCCAGCGTCTGACGTGCCGACAGGGAAGGCGATGGGGTTGCCGCTCTTGTCGTAGAGCGTCGCCGCGATGCTCCCGCCAGCATTCATCGTCAGGTACTTCAGCGTCGTGTCCTGAAGCGCAACCTTCGAGGCAGCGCGCAGCAGCCACGAGCTGCCGTCCTGCACCGAGGCGAGCGCATTGCCCGCCGCGTCTTCCAACGCAGAGCGAAGCCCTCCCGCGTTGGTGATGCCCAGGTAGTGAAGCGACGTGTCCGCCTTCTGTGCGGCCTTGGAAGCAGACCGCAGTAGATACTCGGACCCGTCTTCAATGACCGTGACAGCGCGCCACGTTGCGCCTACGAGGCCATACAGAACGGAGGCCGGGGAGAACTTGCTCATGCGATGGCCCTTGTGCGGCTGGTCTCAAAGATGCCGCTGTTCGTGATGGTGTCGGTGACGGTCGCGAGCACCGTCGAGCCGTCCGTATCGTAGACCCTCCACACCTCCTGCGTGGTCACAGGGCCGCTCCAGGTGAGCGCAAGCTCCACGATCTTCTTCGCCTTGGTCCCGTCCTCGTACCAGATGATACTGGTGGGGAAGGGGTCGCCAGCGGGGAGCACCTCGCGATACGCTCCGCTCACGAACCCTTCGGCCGGTCCGTCGTCGATGAAATGGATGAGCTGCCGCAGGGTGCGATGCGCCGACTCGGTCAGCCCGCCGCTCCCTGCGAGCAGCTCGGTGAGGGTTTTGTAGGTGGTGTTCTGCGCGTCCTTGAACTGCATGTTGCCGCCCGCGTCGCGCGTAACGTGAACGGCCTCGTCGTCGCTGGTGTCGTTCTGGATGAAGACGCCGCGAGCATCGAGATGGTCCTCGGAGGGGTCCAGGCTGGTCTGAAACTCATCAAGCTCAGTGCCGCCGCTGTCGGGGCTCTCGAACTTCAGTGGTTTTACTCGATCAGCCATCAGACCCCTCCGAGGTCACCAGCCCCTTACGGAGCCTTGCCCATGTACTGCGGCAGGACGAACAGGTCCGTCGCGCTCGCAGCGATGCCGGCCATGATCACGTAGTCGCCGCCGCTCGGCCGCGTCTGCGTGAGCCCGCCGCCCGTGGCGACATACACGATGCTGCCAACGGTCCACCCGGAGCCAGCGCCCGCCACCTCGTCTCCGTAGGAGATGATCGTCGCGGGGTTTCCGTTGGTCGCCGCAGCCGAAGCCACGCCGATCATCTTCGCCTTCGCTGGGGTGGCCTTGTCCGCGTCGGCCTTGCTCACGGTGTCAGCTGCGCTGAAGTAGACCGGGTCACCGAGGGCGAGGTCCTCGCCGCAGGTGATGGAGTTGGCGATGCGCTCCGCGGCCGGGGTGCCGGTGTGCGTGTGCAGCGCGTCGGCGTTGCTGCCGTCGGTGAGCGTGTCCAGGTTCGCAGCGGTGACGGTTGCTCCGACAGCGACGCCGTTGATCTCGAACAGCGACGGAAGGCCCACCACGTCCAGACCGCTCGCCCCAACCGAAAGCCGGTCGGTGGACACGATCTTGATCTCGATGCCTCCGTTCACGCCGTCGAACTGGATGCCGCCGTCGCTCTCGACGTTGACCTGCACCTTCTTGTCGGGCGATGCGGTCGCATCGAACTGCAGACCGGCAGCCGTGTCGATGTCGGCCTTGATGCCGTTGGCGTCCTTGGTGATGCCGTCGCTGGCCTTCGCCTCCAGGTCGCCAGAGCCATCGAACCCGATGCCGGGGTTGGTCACGCCGATGTCGATGCCGATGCCGCTCGCGGTCAGCTCGAGGCCAGCCGTGGTGTCGACCTTGGCCTGCAGCGCTCCAGTCGAGAACTCCAGCCCGGGGGTGGCCGACAGGTTGATGGAGAGCACGCCGCTGGACACCGCGAGACCGAAGTCGCTGTCGACGGTGATCTTGCCCTTCACGCCGCCGCCGCTCGCAGCGGTCGCATCGGGGATGCTGCTCGGGCCGGTGAGCACCTGCCACGTGTTGTCGCTGTCGTCCCACGAGTACATGGTGTCCTCGACGCGGACGAAGTGGATCTCGCCGTCGATGAGGTCCGACTGGATGGACCGGAAGCCGAACTCACCAGAGGCCGGGTCCGAGGTGCTCGCCGTCGAAACGGTGCCGCCGCGGTAGTCGGTGTCGCCACCGTACTCGATGACCTGGAAGGACGCCTGGGTTGCCCAGGTGCCGTAGATGCGGGAAGTGCTGTCGCCGGCAGCAGTCGCCTCTTCCCAGACAACCACCGCGCCGCCAGAGTTGAACTCGTCCAGCTCGGTGGTGAAGGCGCTGGACCACCAGGTGTTCCCGGCATCCGCGTTCATCCGGGTCACGAGCCGCTGCATCGCCGTCGCCGCATCGCTCTCGATGGACACGTCCGTCGCGGCCGACTCCGCGCCCTGGTTGGACACGAAGGTGTAGGTCCGGGTGTTGGTCCCGTCGGTCAGCGCGACGGTGTCGCCGGCCGCAGGCTGCGCAGCGAAGTAGAGCGCCATCGCAGCGTAGATGCCGTCGGTGTCGTTCAGCTGGTCTTCGGTGAGCAGCATCTCCTTGACGGTGCCGCCCGTGATGACCGCGCTGTCCAGCTGGCCCTTGTTGACGGCGTCGCCGGAAGCGGTGCCGTCCGCGAGCCCGACCACCTTGCCGGACCCGCTCAGGTTGATGTTGCCTGGGGTGATCGTCAAACCACCCAGCGTGATGGTGTCTCCGACGTCTTGGGGGGTCGAGAAACCCTCCGCGTCCATGTAGAGGAACTTGCGTTCTGCCATTTCTCCTGTCTCCTCTTGCTACGCGGAGGGACATCCCATCCGCTGGTTACTTGTCCCCCGGGATAACCCGCACCGTTCCGGTTTCGGGGTCGATGGCACAGTCGGCCATTTTCACACCGAGCAGGCCTCCCAGGTGTTGAACGTACTCGTAGTGAGCGTCGCGCCGAGCCTTGAACTCCTGGCGCGCAGCCGCGACGGCATGCAGCGCATTGACCACGCGCTGGTTTGCGTGCGCGACCTCCTTGTACTTCAGGATGACCTCTTCGAGCAGCTTCTGGTGCGTGACCAGCTGCGCCTCGATCTTCTCAGCCTCGGCAGCAGCGGCGCGCATCTCCGCGTCGAGCATCCGCCACTTCTGCAGCTGCGGACGGGTCAGCTTGTGCGTGCCGTGCTCGGTCAGCGCAGCGGCGCGCTTTTTCTTCGGCGCGGCCTTGGTCTTCTTGGGCGCAGCCTTCTTGGGCGCAGCCTTCTTCGTGGCCTTTTTCGGTGCCGCCTTCTTCTTGGTCTTCCTCGGCATGTGCTCCTCCTTAACGATTAACCTTGAGCTGGTAGTCGACCGCGACGTGGAACTCGTCGACCGACATCGCCAGGCCCATGAACTGGACGACTGAATAGCCGCCCGCGCCAGGCGCTGGAGCGAGTTGAACCAGCGCACCGTTTTGCCCGACCTTGTAGGTCTTGCCGCGCGTGAGCCCGCTGAGCACACCCTTCGGCAGTTGGCCGGCCTGTTGGACGTAGCAGACCTCGTCGGACGGTTTCGCGATGATGAAGCCGACCGCAGGCATCTTGCTCCAAGACGTGCAGTGGGCTCGCCGAACAGGAAACACGCCATCCACCTCTTCCCCAGAGATGAAGACCGCGTCGCCGACAGACTCGTCCACGGTACAGCTGCCCTTGAAGACCGGCCTGGCGGTTGGCGCGTTCCGCCGATGCATCGCCTGTTCTACTCCTCGTCATCATCGGCAGTGAGTGGCACCCTCGTCTCGCCGGTCTCCAGGTTGACCTGGGCCTTGGCGAGGTCGACATCAAGCTCTCCTTCGAGCTGCTTGCGCATCGTTCCCTCGGCATCGATGGCAGCGGTCATCGCCTTCTCCAGCTGGGCGAGTCGCTTCTCCGCGAGTTGCACCTCGGGTTGCGACGCGATCCAGGCGCGAAGGTTCGCCTCGGCCTGTCTGAACTCGGCCGTCGCCGCTCGCTGCTCTGCCCGGGTGAGCTTCCAGCGCAGCAGCTGGTCTTCGCTCAGGGTTGGTCCGTTCTCCCACTTGCCGTTCTCGTCGTTTTCATTTTGGGCCATGTTGCCTGCCTCCTTTAACTTTACCGTAGCGCTGCCGGTTGGACCGACGCGCCTGCGCGACCAGCTTTCGCAGGGCACGCATCTGGTTATCGAACCGCTGTTCTGGGGAGTTGGTCCAGCGGATCAGAAGGTCGTCAGCTCGACCATCCACGTCCCGAAAGCAGAACACGCAGTCAAGCGTGTTGCGAACATCCGGGTCGCGCTCGATGCCTACAAGCTCCAGACCGGAGACCATGTAGTAGGCAGCGAGCCCGATGTCGGTGGTGGTCAAGTGATTCCGGTCGCCACCACCGCCCGACATCAGGTGGAGCCTTTGCGCCGCGGCGTGGTTTTCCGCTTCGGCGCGGCCTTCTTTTTGGCCGTCGACTTCTTGGGCGTCTTGCTCCCCGCGGACGCCTTTGATGCCGATGGTTTCGCTGGCCTTGGCTTGGCCTTCGGGGGCTCCTTCGTCTTCGCGACAGCAGCCGCGGACAGCTCATGCTTCGGACGCGGTGCGTTGAGCGTTGCGTCCTTGCGCTGCTTCACCTGGACGGGGCCGGAAGTTTCGGAGGGGGGGGTCTCGGCGCGGCGAACCACGCCGATGACCTCCTCCTCCGCTTGTAGCTTCTCAGCCTCCTCCTCGGTGCAGACGTCGAACGCCAGCGGCGACCCGGGGTCGCGAGACACCTGTCTGATGCCGCGAAGGTAGGCGATGGCCTCCTCCTCGTCGTCGTCGAGGTCGTACCAGACGCCAGCCTGGTACGTGATGGCTTGGCCGTTCGCGTCTTTGAAGGGTGCCCCGTGAGCACGCTTCACGTTCCCGATGGCGGGGTTGTATGGCCTGAGTCGTACCTTCATCTTTTTACCTCTAACTCGGGCAACATGAGGCCCGTCTGTTCTACTCGGCCCAGATGGTTGCGACCAGTCCGGTCACGGCCTGCAGGTCCGTGGCCCCAGCGATCTCCGCGCCGGTGGCTGCGTCCAGCACGATGAGCTTGTCGTTCGCTCGGTCGTAGCTGAACAGGTAGCCGGCCACGGGCTGCACATCCACGTGCAGAATGGTGTAGACGTTGTCGCCGAGAGACGCCGCCAGATCGGTCAGCGCGTAGCCGCCGCTCGGGTAGCTGTCGTCCAGGTCGATGGACTGCTGGATGAGGAAGTTGGCCTGCTTCACGCGCGCCGACTTCACGTCCGGGGTGGTTCCGTAAGTGAGAGCCATGATCTTCTCCTTCATGCCGGCGCAGCAACGCGCCAGCTGTCAGTTGCTCAAAACCGCTCCGCTCCGCACGCCGCCTATCAGGTGGCGAGCAGGTTCTCGATCTTCGAGGTCGCCTCTTCGTTGGCGAACTTCGCGTCGAAGCGCAGCCGACCCACGATGATCACGGACCCGCTCTGGATGTCCTCCGTGACGCGGACCTGGATCTTCCGGTGGAAGCCCACGTGGAAGTTGTTGGGCTGGCAGAGCACGCACTCGGTGTAGTTGCTCGAGCCGCCGAGGTTCTCGGGGAACTCGGGCACCGCCACCACGGGGATGCTCTTGTACTTCGGCCCCAGCTCGTTCTCCACGTGCCGCGCCAGGATGTCGGCCGCGTTGGCGTCGCCCAGCTCCTCGCTGTAGTCCAGCGCGGCGTTGGTCGAGGTCAGGAACCGCATCGCCTTGTGGTCGCCCTTGTACTCGTGCGGCAGGAGCTTGAGCGCGTCCTTCAGCAGCGCACGGGTGAGGCGCGCGCCGGCCGCGTCCTTGACGTTGGTCACGACCTGCTTGAGCATGCCGTCCATCGTGGCGAGCAGCGGGTCCGCGGACGCGGTGTCGCCGTTGATGGTCACGTACTCGGTGTCGCGAGCGATGGCTTCGCCGAGCAGCTGCATGATGGTGTTGCGCAGACCGGCCTGCTCGATGTTGTCCTCGAACACCTCGTCGTCCACGAGCACTTCGCACTTGAAGAGCTTCGCGTCCAGCTCCTTCTGGGTGATGGCCGGACGGGAGCGGTCGGCGCTCGGGAGGGCCTGCCCCGGGGTTCCGGGCTTCAGCACTCGGTCGCCGAAGCGGATGGTGTTCAGGCGGTACTTGAACTCCTTCATCCCGAACACGGTGAACTGAGACATCAGCACCGCTTTCTTGATGATGAGCCGGATGAACTTCTGGGCCTGCCCCGGGGTCAGATAACCGCCGTTGCCGAGCAGGTGACCCAGCGTGAACTCCGCCTTCTCGATGTTGGTGAGCTTCGCCAGATGTTCCTGGTTGGTCTTCATTTCTCTTCGCCTCCTCTAGTGTTCGTCGAAGATGGTTTCTTCGCCCTCTTCGACTAGTCGAAGAAGGAAGTGTCCTTGTCGGCGCTGCCCTCGTGCAGCGACGGGTCGTTCAGGTTCAGCCCCCACATCGCGCTCTCCTCGGCCTCGCCCTTCTCCACGTCGGTCGGCGTCGAGTCGGTGGACTTGCCGTCGCCGATCTTGTCGGGGTCGGCCGACTTCGCGGTCTCGGTCTCCGCGCCATCCTCCACACCCTCCACGTCGTCCAGGCGCTTCGTGATGGAGGCGTTCAGGATGTCCTGCGCCTCGCTCGGGTCCAGCTCCTTCGCCAGCTCGAGCAGCTTGACCAGCGCGGACTTGAGCTTCGCCACGCGGGCCTTGCTCATCTTCCGGCCGGCCTTCTCGATCTCAATGGCCATATCGTCGGCGCTCTTCATGATGCGCGCGGCGACGCTGGCGTTGGACGGACCGTCGGCCTTCTTGGTGTCGGCCTTCTTCCCCTTCTCCTCCTCGTCCTCCTCGGGCTTCTTCTTGGCCTTCTCGGCGTCCTCCTCCTTGCCCTTCGTGGGCATGGTGAGCTTCTCCTCGACCTTCATGTTCTTCGCCTTCAGGTCGTTGGTGGCCTGCATGACGTGCCCGCCGCAACAGGGGATGAACTCCTTCCCCTCGTTGTAGACGAGCCCGTACTCGGCCGCCTTGTCGCAGTAGGCGCACTTCTGAGGCGACTTCGCCTGGTCGATGGCCATCTTGATGGTGTCGATCTCGGTGGTTTTCACGGCTTCCTCCTTGGTGGGCGACGGGCTGACGGCTGCGAGAGCCTGGCCAATCGCGTTGGCCTCCGCCGCGAACTCGGTCTCATTGATCGTGCCCTCCTGGGCGCTCTTGAGAAGTAGCAGAGAACGCTCGGTGACCTCGGTGAGAGCGTCTACCGCAGCGCTGGTTTCTTGCTGGGGGTTCTCGTCGAGAACGCTGAACGAGAGGTCGCCGTCCTTCTCGACGATGACATCGCCGAACAGGTCGTCGTCGCCGCCCCCGTCCTCGCTCTTGCGGATGAGGAACCGCCGCTTGTTCGCGCCGCGGTCCACAAGGTGAACGCTTCCGACGGCCATATCCCAGAGCCTGCGCACGCGCTGCTTCTGGTCATCCTCGTCGGCCGCGTTGTAGACGTCCTGGAAAAGGCTGGACAACCTGCTCATCGAACAACCTCCGGTCTGCTCATCGCCTTGCCCTGGATGCTCCACGCATTGAGCTTGCCGTCCTTCACCTGCTGCCACATGTCATCCGAGAGGATGAACGCGCCGAGCAGCCAGGAGCCCTTGCGGACGTTCTGGCCGTTGACGGTGAAGTCGGCCGGGGCGACGTAGTTTTCACACACAACCATCTCCGCCCGCTTGGCGATGCGCTGATGCATGACGCCGAGCTTATTGTACTCGACAAGAAACCGCAGCGCTGCCTTGCGAACGTCGTCGACAGAATAGACGTCGCGGTGTGCGTCCGGCTCGAGCGGAGCACCGTCCTTGCCATCGTTTGGCTCCAGCACAACCCCGAGTACATAGCGTTCTTCTTCATCTGCTTTCAGAACCGCGACTTCAGTCTTTCTCACGATCTCGTTCGGGCTCGCCTTGGACCGGACATCGGTGACCGCGTCGGGTCGAACTCGAACTCGCTCTGCCACAACCGGCGACCCCCATGTTATCGCACGACCTTTATCGCTGTCAATGACCAGCAATTCAGAAACATCGACGCGCAAAACATCGCCGTTCGACGCCTGAACTTTCGTCGGCAGAGTCGGCCCCAGTTTGGTGAACAGGCGACCGTCGTAGTTGGTCGTGTTCTTCCAGAGGCCAGCCTCGTTTTCCGCGAGCGGACCGACCGCGCACTCGTAGACGGTTCCTCCCTCTTGCTTGGAAGCCCCAACCACCAAGGCGTTGATGACCCGGGTGGTCTTCAGGGTGGCGAAGCGACCGCCGTGGACATATTGCCCGTTGGCCTGCTTGCCGACCGCCCCTTCCGACGCGGGCTGCTTGGAGGCCCACGAGAGCGCACCAGATAGCGCGTCCCGCGAGTAGACGACGCGGCCGGGGGTGTTTACCAGCGGGCCGATGCCGCGCTGTCCGAGCGCCCTGTCGCGCACAGCCTTGCGCTCGGTCCAGGGGCGCTTCGTGAGGTCCTCCTTGCCCCACAGCAGGGCATCGTAGATGAAGACCCGTCCCTGGGGATGGTCGGCGCGACGCCGGGGGCGCTCAGCCTTCTGGACCTCCTCCAGCAGCCGCCGCGCCTCGGCCTGCACGCGCTCGATCACCTCCTTGGGCAGCTTTGCCTGCGGGGCTCGACTGATGGCGTTGCGCAGGTGCGGGACGTCGAGGTCGCCATCCTGGTTTCGCACGGGGAAGTGCCGAAGGCTGCGCGGGACGGTCTTGCCGTCCTCGTCCTTCTTGCCGCCAGCCTCGATGTGCAGGAAGGCGCTGTCCGGGAGGTCGTTGATGAACGCGGTGCTCCAGACGGCCTTATCGACCGGCATCGGGTTTCCGGCCTCGTCGTGTGGCACCCACATCCCGACCATCAGGCACGCATCAGAGAGCTTCGCCACCGCTTCTGCGATGCCCGGGTAGCTCGCCGACTGGTCCTCGCGCCCGTTGAAGGTCACGAACGCCTTGCCGCTGGTGTCGCGCGCCACGATCACCTTCTTGCCAGCGAGCATCGGCTCCACCACTACGCCGCCAGCGAGCACATCCTCCTTCTCGAACTCGGCCAGGAAGGCATCGCGGTCATCGTAGGCTTTGGGCTCCGGTGACGGAACGCTCGGGAGGGGCTGCCCTTTCACGATCTCGCGCGGAGGGTCGAAGCGGGTCTGCAGCCGCAGCGGCACGAACCACACAGGCTCTGGGTCGTTGCGATAGGTGTCGGCCATGAAGGTGTCGATCTTCTCGCCGAGGGCCTGCACCGCCTTCGCTCCGCTTTCGAAGCGCACGCCGCTCTTCATCACCACCACGCCGAAGGCCTGCTGCGCCGCGTCATCCTTCTGGATGTCGTTGACGAGCACCAGCTCTTGGTCAACGAAGGTGCTGCGGTCGATGGCGGAGAGCACGCCGGCCGGTTGCCCAGCGGTGAGGCGTTCTACCAGGTGCGCCGGGTTGGAGACGCGCAGCGAGCGCCGCTCTGCTTTTGCCAGCGCCTTGGTGGCGTTGCCGACCTTGTAGTTGGCGACCCAGATCTGCGAGAGCACCTTGGTGGGCTTCACGCCGCGCATCGTGGCGATGCTGCGATAGGTCCTGAAGGTGCGGACGTTGTATCCGCCCTTCCGCAGCAACCCAGGCAGCTCGCCGTAGGTGAGGAGCCACTTGCCCTTGATGGACTTCAGCACCTCGTAGAAGTGCTGCTCGTCGAACTTGTTCTCGCGGACCCGAGCGTCGTAACCGAAGTAGGGTGGGTCGAAGAAGAAGACGGTGTCTGGGCTGTCGTACTTGCGCACCACCTTCTCGTAGTCGCCGCTGTAGATGTGGAGCTTCTTGCAGCGCGCCATGTGCCGCTCGATGCGCTTCACCGCACCGGAGTACACCTGGCCGTTGCTCCCCGGGTCCCAGCTCTTGCCACGCATGTTGCCGTAGCTGAACCGGGCCAGGAACATGAAGCGATGCAGCCGGCCAAGCTCGTCGGACGGCTTGTTCTCCTTCAGCCGCGTCCAGTGCTCCCGACTGTTCTTCCAGTTTTTTCGCTCGAGCGCCTTCAGCTTCTCAGGCGTCATGTTCTTGATGGCCTGGAACGCCTCGGCGATCTCCTCGTCGTAGTCGTTCACCACCTCCACCTCTGCCGGCTCCTTCGCGAAGAGCACAGCGCCGCTCCCAACGAACGGCTCGACGTAGACGCGGTGGGACGGAAGCATGGCTGCGAGCTTGTCGGCGATGGCGGACTTCCCAGCCGACGAGCCCCAGATCGCGAGCTTCCGCTTCTCGATGTCGGTCTCGTAGGTCATGCTTCTACTCCCCTCTGAACCCAGCTGCGATGCGGGCTCGGGATGAAGTCGCCGGTGTCGAGGTACGTCACCAGCGCTTCGGGCAAGGTATCGCAGACGCGCTCGGAGGACCACTGGTAGTCCCTCATCAGCATCAGCGCAGTGTCGACGCACCACTTCGCGCGCCGCTTCATCTCGTGTTCGGTGACGCCGCCCTCGCGCTGCGGCCTGTTCTGGATGGAGAGCACGACAGCCTTCTCGATGCCCATCGTGAGGTTGGCCAGGTCGCGCACGCCGACGCCTCCCTTTCGCAGGGTCTGAATCATATCGCTCATAACAGTACCTCCTGTGGCGACGCCGCCAGAACGTAGTCCACCAGCTCCTCGTCGCTCCTGAACTTCTCGTCGGGCTTATCCATGAGCACCGACTCGATGTGCCGCTTGTAGGTCTTCATGGTCAGCGGGATGACGCGGTGCGTCCGCCCGTGGTCTTTGAACTCCAGCTCGTCGAGGTCCTCTTTCAGCACGCGCTCCACCTCGCGAACCATGATGCGCTCGCCGGTGTCGAACACGATGCTATCCACGCCGTCCACCATCTTGCGCGTCGGCCGCACCATGAGGTACGGACCGATGCCGTCGGTCAGCAACACGCACACCTTGTGGGTGGCGAAGTCAAAGCTAGTCGCCGCCGAGCTTGACGAACTTCTCGATGGGGGTGCCATTGATCTCCTTGATGCCGCGCGCCTTGAGGTCGGCAAGGACCTTCCTGCGCGTTGTCGTCCCTCGGACGTAGACGCCTTTGATGGCCTCCTTCGGGATGCCCTGCTCGAACATGATCTCGTTCGAGCGACCGTTGTATTGCTTCGGACCGCCGACGTCTTTCACGTAGGAACGCCCACCGAGAGACTGCCGCCCGGTCTGCCCGAAGCTGTCTGAGTTGTATGCCCACCAGTCCGTGCGACCGAGCTGCTTCGGGTCGATGATGAACCGGACGGGACCGTAGTTGTAGAAGCCGCGCTTGCCGCCAGGGTTCGCCTGAGCGCTGGCGCGCACGAAAACGCCGCTCGCACCACCAGTCCTGAAGTCAGAGCTGGTGCTCATGCCGGTGGTGAAAACCCCTCGGTCGAAGCGGTTGACCGAGGACATCAGACCGTCGCCACCGAAGACGTGACCAACAGCAGCGGGGTCGGTCGCCTCGTGGTAGAGGAACTTCACGCCGCCCTTCTGCGCCTCCTTCGCCTGCGCCTCAGAGTAGAACGCCTGGTGCCCAGGGAAGACCTCGCGCTTCTCCATGTCCTTCAGCGCCTTGCGCATCCCGGGGTTGCGCTTCGAAGCCTGCTCGTAGAGCTTGTCGATCTCGGCCGGGTCGATCTTGCGCATCCCAGAGAGGGTCTGCGCTGCGTTCTTGTCCCATTGCGTAATGAGCCGCGCCTGCATCGCAGCGCGCGCCGCCTGCGGGCTTGGGAACGCAGTGGCGTCCTTGACCTTCAGGTCCTGCATGACCCGCTGGTACTCAGCGAACGCGGCCTTCGGGTCCCCGGTGCGGACCTTGATCTCGACGCGGTTCTCCATCGCGAACTGGCCGCTGTCGGAGTGAAGCCGCACGATGCTCTTGCCGGACTTCTGCTCCAGAACGGTGGTCCCGATGGACGAGTATTCCCCGGTCCGCTGGATGGGCTTCTTGGTGTCGCCTGGCTTCGCTTTCTTGAACGCGTGGGACTTCTGCTTCGCTCCTTGCCTTTTCATATCGCTGCGCATCTGCACGCCGCGCGCAGCCGGAACGCGGAACGACACCACGTAGTACTCGCCCTGCTTGTCCCGCTCCTTGCGGAAGCGCACCACCTGGTTCTCGATGTCCTCGGCATCCAGCGGGAGCGCCTGGCCACCGTGTGTCCCCATCAACTTTTCGTCGAGCATCGCCTGGGGGCCGACGATCTTCTTCCGTGGGCGCGGCATCTGCTTCGGCTGCTTGCGCTGATCTGGAACGCGCGGGTTTCTCATGCCAGGAAGCTCCTGCTGTACGACCGGATGGTACGACACGTCTGGGACGGTCGTTGTCCGGCAGTGCCCGTGGTACGGAGGAGGGCCGAGCCCGAGCTTCTGCATCTGAGGCATGCCATAACCCTTGTAGCTCCCGGTGCCCTGGGTCCCGATGGCTGGCTTGTGAACCACCGCGACCTGCCGCCAGCCCTTCTCGCGCGCCATGAAGATCGCCCGCTTGCCAGCGTTCGGACCATCGGTCAGCGTCTTCTCGCGCATCCACGGAAGACGCCACTTGACCTCCTCCGGGTTCGCCTCGTCCATCTGGTTGTACTTCTGCATGCAGTGCTCGACCTCGAGCACCTTGCCGTCCAGCCAGCGGCAGGTTTCGGTGGTCGCCTCATCGAGCACCGAGGACAGCAACACCACCGAGACGCCGGCCTCGGCATACTTTGTCATCGCGGTGTGCTCGCGCGCCCGCGCCACAGCCGCATCGGCGACGACGTTGAAGTAGTCGCGGTTCTGCTCCTGGACGTAGCGCCCAAGCTCGCGCCGCATCTCGCGGCCGATTTCTCGGCTGCCGTAGCCTTGCTCCATCCCTTCACGCACGATGCGCTTCGCGCGGTCTGATGTCTTCGGGCAGATTTGGCCGTTGTAGAAGTCGCGCACGAAGGTCGTCCGCGCCGACGCTGAACGAGCGATGGCGCGCTTGTCCTTCAGGTCCAGCCCGGTCGAGACGCCGAGGTTGTACTTGTCGACGACCTTCTCGACGGTGCCTTTCCGAACACGGTTGTGATGGACCTCGAAGCTGTTCTGCACCGAGGTCCACTCCTTGGTTCCCAGCGCGCCGCGCATCGCCGCGTTCATCTTGTTGGCGAACTGCTTGATCTGCTCTTCGCTTGCTGCCGCGAAGTTGATGCCGCTGCCGCTGATGACGCTGTTGATGGCGTCCTGTGGAAGCGTGCCGAGGTTTTGTTCCAGCGCCTTCACCAGGTTCGCTGCGTAGGTGTCGAACCCGACCTTGCTGAACGGGTCTTTCTTGCTCGCCTTCTCGACGCGCAGCAGCTTGAGGTTGTCGGTGATGTCGTCCGCTGCCTCGATGGCCTTGCGAAGCAGGTCGCCTTTTGTCACGGGCTCGAACAGGGACACCGCTGAGATCATGAACACCGGGCTGAACGGGTCGCCGCCCATCTTGGCGACCTCGCCGAGAACCACGGGGGTGACCGAGTGCCGCCCCATCTCCAGCGCGGTGCGCTTCGCATCGGCGAGCGTCAAGGCATCCAGGCGTCGCGCTCTCCACACACCGTTGCGAGTCTTGTGGATGGCGACGTAGCCGCGCGCCGGGATGGCGTTCGGTAGCATCGCCGCCACGCGAACAGCGTCGTTGCCCATGAAGGTCAGCCGGCCGGCATCGGAGAGGTAGAGCCCCTGGGCCGGGATCTCAAGGGGGGCGACGTGTTCGCACAGGTAGCACATCAGTCGTCGTCACCGCTCACGGCAGCCAGGGTCCGCGCCGCTTCCCGCGCCGCCCGGACCCGCTCCAGCCTGGCCTTCAGGGTCAGGATCTTCCGGGCCAGCGCCTCTTCGTCATCGGGGGTGGGCTCGTTCTCCCCCGTGTCGCCGCCCTGTTGCCCCACGTCGGGCGGAGCAGCCTGGGGTGGGGTCATCGGCCCATCGCCTCCTGCCGACCGCACAGGGGGCGGCTGGAAGCCAGCCAGCCAGGCCTGCAGGGGGAGCCGCTGGAAGTCGGCTGCGTCGTTCGGCAGGTCCACGCCGAGCACGCGCTCCGCGAGGGGGCGCATCTCGGACGGGACCACCACGGCGTGCTTCAAGAAGCTCTCGGCGATCTTCGCCATCGCCTCCGGGTCGCTCTTGCGCGGTGCCCTGGAGCGATACTTCCAAAAGCGGACGTCGAGCAGCGGCAGGATCTTGCGGTTCATGACCCAGTCAAACGCTTCGCGCTCGGGGGTGAACACCTGCTCCTCGGCATACTCAAGCGCCGCGACCGCCGTGGCGCGGTTGAAGTCCTTGGTGTCGCCGCGCAGGATGGGAGGGATGCGGAAGGTGCTGCCGACGCCGTGTGCGTTCGACGCAATGTATGCAGCGAAGGTTGCGTCTTCGCGCTGCTCGTTTCGGAACGACACCCACTGGATCTGAACGCGCCCGCTTTGCTCCAGCGCTTTGTCGCGAGGGGTTTCTGCCTCGACGACCACCATCCGGTTTTCGGCCTCGCCCTTCAGGGTCTTGAAGAAGTTCTCCAGCTTCGTGACCGAGTCGCTGCCCATCCGGCCATCGGCCACGAGCAACATGCCGCGCGGGATGGCGCTGTTCTCCAGGTAGTCGAGCGTGTTTTCTTGCGCCTCTCGCGTGCCTTGGATCTGCGGGATCATGCCGTGCCAGCGCACCACTCCGTAGGGGGTCCCAGGGAAGTAGGTCTGGAACATCAAGATCTCGGTCGCGGGCTCGACGCCCTCGGGCATCTGCTTCGCCTCGCCACCGTCCGGCGCGGTGTAGTCCTCGCCGTCCGTTCCGATGAGCCGCGGGTCGCCGAAGGTCTTGAAGTAGGTGAACCCAGAGCCGCTTTCATCGAGCTGGACCACGAGCCGCAGCTTTCTGGTCACGCTCACGGTCCGGGTTTTGAGCACGCCGGCCGGAAGGTGCTCTTCGACCTCGACGGGCGTTCTGGCCTTGGAGAGCCGCAGCGAGTGTGAAGGGACGTGCTTGAACCGCACAGGGGTGCCGTTCTTCTTGTCGCGGATGATCTCCCACGCACCCCAGCCAACGGTCTCTTTGTCGGTGGTGGTCGCGCGCCGAAGGTCGATGAACGAGTACTCGAAGCAAACGCCCTCGAAGTAGCTCTTGAGCCGGATGCGCTCGATGCGGGCCTCGCGCTTCCACTCCTTGATGGTGCGGTCGATGGTCTCCTCGTCGGGCTCCTTGGTGCCGCCGTCGCTCATCAGCGCAGCAACGATCTGCTCCTTGATGTCCTCCGCTGCGAAGTCGATGGTCGGCTCGAACATGTGCCCGTGCGAGTCGATGTTCGTCGACATCGCATCGACGCACTGCCGCAGGGTGTCGCTGACGTTGTAGAGGAAGAGCAGCGAGTCTGGTGGGTAGAGCGGCTCGACGGTTTCGGTGCCAGACCACACCGACTTGCCCTCGTCGTCCTCGGACTTTCCAGCAGGGATGGATGGGCCGCTCTTGCTAACCTTCCCGCCGTGCTTGAACACGTGAACCGTGACGTTTGCTCCGTCAGCGGCTGCGCGCTCGATGTCTACCTCGGGGGCCATCGCGCGGTCGTTCATTTCTCACCTCTCATCGACCGCCGAGGGTCTTCACCAGCTCGGCGATAAGCCAGGCCACCCCAACGCTGACGACGATGACCGCCAGCCCCTGAAGCAGCCCTTCGCTGCAAGACATTTTTACGTTGCCGTGGCCTGCTCGAGCAGCGCGAGCACACGGGAGTTCAACCGCGTAACCAAGGTGTTCTGCCGGCGCAGCCGCGCCTTCGCCAGGTCCGCTTTGCACTCGCCGCAGTCAACGCACTCTTCGCAGCCGCACGGGAGACCGGGTGTCTTCTGAGCTGCCTTTGCGCGCTCCGCCATCTCCGCCTTCAGCTCTTTCTTGTCGTAGCGAGACACCGTGATCTGCCCCGGGTCAGCGCCCTTCCCCTCATCAGCCATCAGGGCCTCCTGTTTATCCCGCTCACCATCAGGCCGAGAGCATTGACGTCCTTCTGTAGCTGCTCCACGACCGTGATGAGCTTCTCCATCGTGTTGTTGTATTTGTCGAACCGCCGCACGAGTTGGTCGAGCAGCTCGAGCAGCTTGGACACCTTCGCTTGGAGAGAGTCGATGTGCCGGCGCAGCGAGACGGAGAAGTACCAGAGCTTCCCCGAGGGGTCGTCTGGGTCCGCCACGTTGTGCCAGTCGTGGAGCTTCTCGGCGAACGCCGTCGCGCGCTCCGCGAGGGTGCGCAAGGAGTCGATGTCCTTCTCCAGCGCCTCGCGCAGCTCCTTGAAGCGGTCGTCGAGGTTCTTGACAGCTTTGCCCGAACCGAAGATGCGGTCCAGAGCGTAGACGATTGCTGCGGCAGCCGCGCCACCGCCAGCGCCGATTCCAGCGCCACCCATGCCGTCCGGCATTATCGCTGCCTGACGTCTTCGCCAACGAAGAAGCCGTAGGGGGTCCCGCTCGTGTAGACGCTGCAGCGCACACGGATGAACATCCAGCCGGCCGGGATGGCGATGGGCGACGCCATGTCTCCCGTGACGTTCGCACCGATCTGCTCCCAGTGGTCCTCCTTGTCGTGGACCATCGAGCCCTCGATGTGATAGGTGCCGGTCACGCCACCGCGGATCTGCACCCAGCCGGCGTTCGGCTGCGCGCAAAACCGGGCCAGCTCCACGGGGTCGCCGCTGGCTACTTCGGTGGGTACTACAAGCTCAAGTCGTGCAAGCATGAGGGCCTCCGTCGTGGTCCAGGTCCAGGACCTTTCACCCAACAGTATCGCATCGCGACCGTTTCGCGTCAATGCCCCAGGATGGCGTTGTTTTGGCGCGTGTCGGCTGACGCCGGAACGGAGGGGGCGTTGGTAGGAAAGAAGCGTTCGACGCGCTACGCGCGAACAGGGGCGACGGTGTCGGCCAGCTTGCGCGCGACCTTGCCGGCCTCGGGGTCTCCCCGGAGCAGGCGCTCGGTCGCCTCCCGCAGGGTGACGTTCAGGACCGCCGCGACGGAGCGTGCCAGCCGGTGGTGGGGGGCGTCGGTGTAGAGGGTCTTCAGGCCTTGGGTCTCTTTGCTCATGCGTCGTCCTCCTGCCCCCCCGAAGGGGGGCCGTTCGTGGTTCATGCCGCGCTCGCGCAGACCGGGCCGAGCCCGGTGGCGATGCTCTCCGGGACCGTCAGCGCGCGCCCGCAGCGCCCGCAGCGTCCCTCGTGCCAGACCTCGATGCCGCTCGGCAGGTAGCCCGTGCCGAAGAGCCGCCGCGCGATCCACTCGAAGGCCTTCGCGCTCATGGCGTCGCGGCCGATGCGGCTGTTCCGCCCGTGGTAGTAGCGGGGCGCTCCGCCCTGGGGGTCCTCCCAGATGCAGCCGAGGTAGCTGTAGTCGCCGTCGTTGTTGCTGCCCGTGAGCACGCTCACGAACCAGCCGGCGTCGCGGCCGGGGCGCTCGGGCATCCGCTTGACGCGGTAGGTGATGCGGTTGCCGGTGCCGGTGTTGAGCACCGTGAAGCGCGCGTTGCCGGCGAGGATGAAGCGGGTCGTGGCCTCGGTTCCCATGATGCGGTGCGATTTCATTTCAGCCCTCCTTCGCGAAGCAGGCGATGAAGTCGGCGAAGATGTCCTTGCCGGTGTCGCCCTCCAGGATGAAGCCCGGGGAGCAGCCGCAGCTGCAGCCAGCCGTCCGGCTCCAGCGCGCCTTGGTGTTCGGGTCGAGCCCCTCGGCCTCAAGGGCCTCGCGCAGGACCTGCCGGCGCAGCTTCTGCATCTGCCTGGTGGGCAGGGCGTCGAAGACCTGGTGGGTCTCGCG